AGAATGAAACGCCTGTTAAGGTTCTAGAAGAATCTATAGAGAGTAAGCCAGAAGATGAATCTCCTGAGCCGAAAACCGAGCTTAAGGAATCTACCGAAGTTGAAAGAATCAAAGCTTCGGTTCAAAAGCGTATCAATCAGGTAGTAGCGCAGAAAAAGAGTGCTGAAGAACAGCTCGCTGACGCTCAAGCCGAGATTGCCAGTCTTAAGGCTAATCTGACTCAAGATGTTAAAAAAGATGATGCTCCTCCGACTTTTGAACAAGTCGAGGCATACATCATCAAGATGCGTGAAGAAGGTAATGTGAAAGGGGAGATTGCCGCTACACGCTATCTTGTAAAACTTGAGAAGGAAGCTGCTATCAAGGAAGTGGAAGATAGACAGAATAAGATAAGGCAGGAAGGCGAACAGCGCATACAACGAGAGAACCAAGCACTCCTAGACCTAGCCAAAGACTATATCATATATGATGACAAGGGACAGGTTAATATGAAAGATGACTTAACCCTCGCCAATCAGAAAGGTAAACTCTTTGTAACCTCAATGGCTCTCTACAATGACCCTGAGCTACATAAGCTCTACTACAATGACCCAGATAGAGCTATGGGCCTGCGCCGTGCCGTACAGGATGCCAACCGTGAGCTTCATGCACAAGGATTAATCAAGGCTCCCAAGGATGATGGAGATAAGATAGTCAGGCGACAGGTACTCGCTGACCCTGATGCAGTAGAGGTGGAAGAATCTCCCACCCAATCTTCCTTCAATCTCCTCTCAGACGCCGAAAAGGTGAGAGAAGAATTTAAGCAACGGAATAGATTACGGAACTCCCGTATAGCTTCCTACAGATAAAATGGAGTAATAATGGGACAACAGATATTCGCGACTAACTCGCTTGGCGGGTTTTTTACGAACAACCAACTGTCTCAACAAATCCGCTATAAAGCTCAAAGTCTACAGAAGTTTCGTCAATTCGTAGATATGGAGAATTCGGCGGGAGCCAATCGTGGTAACAAGGTGTTCTTTGATAAAATCTCGAACATCTCTACCGCAGGCGGAACTCTTGTTGAAACAGATACGATTCCTAAGAGGAACTATACTATCCTTCAAGGGACTTTGACTATGACTGAGTATGGGAATAGTATTCCCTTTACGCAGAAAGTCAAAACCTTGGCTGATATTCAGGTTCCTGAGACGATTAGAACCGTACTCACTAACGATATGAAGGTCGTGTTAGACTCTGCCGCCGCAACGCAGTTTATGACCAACGATTATATCGCTACGATTACGAATACGGCGACTACGACATTTGGTTCAAGTGGTACTAAAGTTGCTACTGCAGGGGCCAATATGTCTGACAAAAACGTGCGTGACATCATCGACCAGATGAAGAAAATCTTCATTCCAACTCGTTCTGATGGCTTGTACGCTTGTGTTGCCTCTACGAACTCAATCAGAGGTCTTTATGACTTCTGGGAAGCAAAAGCTCAGCTAACGACAATGGACCCACTGTATATTGGGGAAGTAGGTCGTTACTATGGTTGCCGTTTTGTTGAAGAGACTAATTTTCTCTCCAACGCAGACGGTAGCAATGGCTTGTATGGTGAGGCTTGCTTCTTTGGTTCTGATGCTGTTCGTGAGGGTATAGCAATTCCAGAAGAAATCCGGGTGGGGATTCCCACTGACTTTGGCCGTGACCAGGCAATCGCATGGTACGCACTTTTAGGCTTCCAGCAAGTATGGAGCTATAGTGGTATTCTTGCTGGCCAGGCAGATAGCCAAACACGCATTATAACCGTAGACTCACTATAAGAAAGGGAGGATAACTATATGTCAATGGGCGGAAGAAGTTATTCAGACCAGTCTTATGGTGCGCATAAGACGATAACGATTGGTGGGCTTTCAGCACAGACCCAAACGTTAGCGACTAACGGTATCTACGCCTCTCATCAATTCATGTATCCAGCACGTTTGCTGTCTGCACGAATTCGTGTGTTAGGTAATGGTGCTGTAGCTGGTTCTGCTTTTATTGATTTGACTAGGAACACTGAGTTTCAGTTGTTTCGGTCAACTGATAGCGGAACTGGTCTTGAAGCTGTCTTAGGAACTGCCGATGGTTTAGGCGCAACTGGGTCATGGGATCCGACTGTTGCCGACTCTAATGGCTTTGACTTTGACAGTTTGACTGCTACAAACTTCAACGTGGGAGATTATGTCTATTTCACGGCTGAGGGTGAGTGGGACGAGGCAATCAACCTTATGGTTGACCTTGAGGTGATTGAAAAGTTCGTAGAGTCAGATAGTTAAGAAATAAGAAATGGGTAGGGTGACTCACAAAGTCATCTTACCCAAATCTTAATAACTCCAAAAAGGAGAGTTTCTGAAGAGTGTATTAGTAGTACGACATGGTGCATATGGTGATTGCATCCATGTTTCTCACCTTCCTCGCCTGCTCAAAGAAAATGGCTATAGCTTCGTAGGATTCTCCACTGGTAAGCGAGGGATAA